AAAGAAATGGTGGAGCGCGGTCTTGAGTTCATCGATAAACGATTGGCGGCAGGCGACAAAGTTCTGGTCGCGTGTAACGCGGGTCACTCCCGTGGCCCAACAACGGCAATGCTCTACCTACGAGCAATAGGTGAACTAGCAGGTAATTTCATTCACTCCGAGAAAATTTACCGTACACTGTACGCCAAGTACGACCCCGGCATCGGAGTACGGCAGTTTGCGAAGACCCATTGGGACTACTTCGCTGAGAAATTACGAAAGGCATAACGATGGGTTGGAAGCACGCAGTAGCGCACGATATGGCTGGCGACGGCGACAAGCCAAAGAAAGAGATCAGTCACGTTGTCTCGCGTAAGAGCGCGACACCGGGACACGTAATCCACGAGCATCACCACACTCACCCTAGCCATCACCCGATGGAAGAGCACGTCACCAAGGGCGACGACGAGTTGGCAGCTCACTCTATGGCCACTATGGGCACGCCGAACCCCGGCGAAGACACGAGCGATCCCGGCTCACCAGCTAACGCGGCACCCGCCGCAGGCGCAGCAGCTCCCCCAGCGGCAGGTTCAGGAGCAGCCGCAGCATCTCCTATGGCAGGCATGTAATGGCAGATCACGAAGAGAAACCTATGCACAACGTCTCGTTGCATCGAGCGTTGTCCCATCTGAACAAGGGCGGCCTGCACCGCGCTCTTGGCGTTCCAGAGGGCAAGACAATTCCGCACGACAAGTTGGAGAGCGCGAAGAACAGCGACAATCCACATACTCGTAAGATGGCACAATTCGCGGAAACAATGAACGGGTGGCATCACTAATCTGATCCTCCCCATGATTGGAGGATCATGAAGCTTCAGAAACTACGAGACCTAATCGCCTCGTGTAAGACGAACCCGAACTATCAGTTCCGTGAAACAAGTAACGAAGATATCCTAGCGTTGGCCAAGAAGAGCTTTTCGAAGCTCACTGACGGTCAGCGCGAGAAGGTTTATGCGTCATGGAAACGTGCGCTAGACATGAACAAGGAGGCGCTGGACGACTCAACCGGTGAGCTATTGCTCATCGCTCGATTCATGGCCCAGACCAACCTGTTCTTCATGTGTCACCTGTTGGAAACCTACAACAAGGTCACCGTGAATACCCACGAAGAAATTTGCAACAAGTTTTTCGTGCAGAAGAACCCGACTTTCGTAACAGTAGAGAAGTTTGCCAACCAGTATACTGACCTCAAGGATCGAATGTTGCTAGTCCCACGAGGCGGGTTCAAATCTTCTATCGACATTGCAGACGTGGTTCAGTGGGTGAGTTGCTACCCCGCGATTACCATTCTGATCCTGACGGGTGTGTTCGACCTCGCCAGTGACTTCCTCGGAGAAGTCAAGAACCACTTCACTCTCATCGAGTCGCAGAAGCTCGACACCAAGACCGGCAAGCCGGTACTCGTGCCCAAGCTCTTCTTCGACGAAGAGACAGAGGAATGGTCTGAAAGCATGTTCCAAACGTTGTTCCCTGAGCACTGTGTTCCTCCAGCCTCAGGCACTCAGTTCGAGTATCACTCCCCAGCGCAGGGCGATCAGAAAGAGCCAACCGTGAAGGCCGCGTCCATCGGACAAGCCCTCGTCGGTAAGCACTTCGACGTGATGAAGCTGGACGACGTTATCACGAACGAGAACAGTCAAACCGTTGACCGTTTGAAGAAAATCGCTAAGCAGATCAGTATTGATCGAGCCATGCTTCACCCTTACGGATTCATGGACGTAATCGGTACGTGGTACGACGAGAAGGACTACTACGGCGAGAAGATCAAGCAGCAGGAAACGTTCATCAAGGAAGAGGGTCTGTCGAACCTCATCACTGGCAGCGTTGACTCCGGGCGACTGAACATCGAGTACAAGACCAAGACCTACCTTCGAGCCGCAATGTGGCTCACCGATCAAGCGATCAAGGAAGGCAAGACCGACGTAGACGCCAAAGGTCCAGACTATGAACTCTGGTTCCCTGAGCGTCTGCCTTTTAGCTTTTTGTATGATGAGAGAAAGACGGACCCGGAAGGGTTCGCCATCAAGTACCTCAACAACCCGAGAAAGATCAACCGTATCAAGTTCGAGCGTGCCCTTCTGATGAAGCGCACTATCCCGCACAACATGCTGCCGCCGCAAGGCGTAGTCGTGACGACAGTAGACACAGCGTATTCAACAAAGTCATGGGCCGATTACACCGTTATCCTGACCACGCTGATATATGGCGGGCGTTTCTACATCCTCAACATGGTGCGCGGACGATTCAACGAGATCGAGCTGCCTGCGGTTATCGCCAACACAGCGTACAAATGGAAGCCTAAGCGAATCGCCATCGAAGACTCGGTGGGCGTGAAGTGGATGGGACGCGAACTCCGTCGAGAGATGGACAAGCTGCAAATCAGCATTCCGATTGAGTACTGCTCTCTGGGCCTCGGCAAGAAGTCTAACTCGAAACAGATGAAAGCCAAGCCGGTACTCCGACTGCTTGGCGACGAGCGTATGTTCTTCCTCAACTCCTGCGAAGGGTTGAACGAACTCTACAACGAACTCGAAGCCTTCACGGGCACCAGCGACGACACACACGACGACATTATCTCCGCACTATCCCTATTGGTTGAGCAGTTCATCTCTTATGCCGATGTGGGATCGAAAGTGGACATGGTGAACTCGCAGTATGTTGCAGATCAACAGAACCACGAACGTCATCAACTCGTACACGGTATTGGCAAGTATGCTCACATGAACATAAAGGCCCAGCTCGTGAATGATGACAACCCGGTGACTGCGTTCCAGATCGACAACAGCCGTATGTTCCGCGATGAGCCAATGGGCACTGACCCGTTTGCCGATCTATTCAACTAAGGAGAAACATGGCTGAACTAAATGAAGCTCCGGGGATAGTCGCGGACGGTGTAGCACGTGAGACGCTTGACCCATTGGACTACGGCAAGGGTGGAACCCTCAAGACCCTAAACGCTGACCTAGCACTCGTGCTTGGAAGCGCCAGCAAAGCCGAAGCTTTCATCAGCGAGAAGCAGTGGAACCTCTTGTGGCGTGATGCCGACTTGCTCTACCAGTCGCCGCGCCCGATGTCAGTGTACGAGAACACATACGTCCTCGAACCTAACGTACAACGATTTACAGTAGCAAAGGTAGTGAACTCTGTCGTACCCTCTCTCTACAAGGGCCTGTTCTATGCAGACCCTCCGATGGTACTCCGACCGCGCTCAGGCACGAGTCAAGACACCATAGATGCCAAGACCGTGCTCTTCAGCTATTTGCTGAACGACTGTGGATTCAAGACCGAAACCAAGTGGGGACTCGAACAGATGGCTTGCCTCGGCACCGGCATCTGGAAGTGGGGAGTTGACTACAAGGAAGTGGTAACGTGGGAACGCAAGTCCACTACGACCACGATCACTGGTGGTGTAGGACAGGATCAGGTCACGCAGAAAGTTCCTCTGGATGTACCCCCAGACGTGAAGCGTAAGTCCCGTGTTGTGCCGCGACCGTTCTTCGAGTCGCGCCCGATCAACAAGGTGTTCGTAGACCCGAAGTGCGATGTCGGGGATATCCGCAAAGCAGACTTCGTGATCGACGTTCGCTACATGGACTTCTACCAGCTCAACGATATCCGCGCAGCTCTCGAAGAGCTTCCCGAAGATCACCCGGACAAAGATGGGTGGGAGTTGCCGAAGTCTGAAGACGAGCTTCGCAAGTGGTGGTTCGCACCATCCGGCACGAACGTAGCACCAGTACTCGCCAGCGACACAATGGCGTACATGCGCGGTGCAGTTCACCATGCTGAAGAGATGAACATTCAGGTGACCCCTGACATGCTCTTCAAGAAGATGGAAGTGCTTGAGTATTGGGATAGAAACCGCAAGGTTCTTGTCATCGACCGCAAGAAAGTGATCTTCACCGGACAGAACAAGTTCGGCGTTATCCCGTTCCTCAGTGCAAACTGGTGGAACCGCGCCAAGGCATTCTACGGCATGGGCCTCGGCCTTATCGTCGGACAGAATCAGCGCGTCGACCAAGGCACCATCAACGCAATTCTGAAGATGCTGTCGTTCGGGATCAACCCGATCTATCTTCGCCAGCGCGACACAAACGCGCCGACGCAAATGATACGCACCGGGATCGGTAAGATTCTAACTGTGGACGGTATCGCCAAAGAAGCATATCACCTACTCGACACTCCTAAGGTTCCACCAGACATCTGGTCGGCCCTAAGCGAGTCAGAGAAGGCAACCGAGTCCGCATCGGGCGCAGATCAAGCGCTCGTACAAGGCTCGTCATCCGGCCCCCGTTCTTCTATGGGGCGCACCGCAGGAGGCGCAGGCATCCTCGCAAGTGCAAGCGCGACTCGTCTCGACGGGCCGCTCGACAACTTCATCGAACAGGTGTTCAGCCCGTTCCTCTACATCCTCGACATGCTCGTCATGCGATACCTATCAGACGCCGAGATTTATGCAGTACTGGGCGAAGAGATGGGCGACGACTACGAAGTAGACCTTGACCAGTTTCACGCGGCTAAGATCGAGTTCGAAGTACTGGCCGGTGCCGCGCTTGCGGCGAAACGCACAATGGCGCAGTCGATGACTCTCATCACACAGATTCTTGAGAACCCCCAGATTGTTGAATCTCTCGCTGACATCAACGAGGAGTACATCAACTGGAAGGAAATCGTCATGATGTGGATCGAGTCAACGGAGTGGAAGAACAAGAACGACATCATCAAGAAGATGACGCCGGAAATGAAACAGAAGCGTGCCGCTGCATCGCAGCAGGCGCAGGCCGCGTCCAAAGCCGCCGTTACTGCACAGAGCAACCAACAGAAGTTCCAGCAGAAGCAGCAGCTTGAAGACCAGTCTAACGACAATCGCATCAAGCGTGACTTGGTACGTGAGTCGTTCAAGGACAACGCTCAGAGTGAAGCGACCGAAGGGTTGCCGAGCACTGGCGGGTTGGAAGGACAACAGCCTACAGTTGCATAAGACATGGATCGGTGTCTGCTTGGACCAGCAGAGTAAATGGGGGAGCACCCCAACAGCCAAATTCCATATCACTGCCGGGGAGGGCTAGTGATCGAACGCAGCATTTCAAATTTCGTACCCATCCTTGTGTTAGCACCTCATGAGCAGGCGGAGATTACGCAGACCATTTCTTCTGCTGGCTGGCGACATATACAGCGAATCTTCGATCATGAATGCACCAAGTTCATATTGGATACCATCAATACTCCGTCCGAAGATACAGAGGACGTGATCGAGAAACACCGATGCGCCAAGGTAGCAGCTCAGCTCTATGAAGGCGGCGTCCAGAGAATCAATAACGAAGTCGGTCAGTACCTCGGCAGCCGCAAGGCCCTCGAAGTGCAGGCTGACGTAACAGACGGCGTGCTTCAGATGGGGCCGCCAGCAAGTACATCTGACGATCTACTTGAGTCTTCTGAGGAGGGGACGATCTTTGACCACTTTGAGTAACGAACAAGAGAACGGCATTCCTTCGGACCTGCCAGAACTTCGCTTTGAGTATCAGCCGACTGACGAAGACAACCGTCCCATCGGCGGCAAGCAGGTCATCAAGTACCGCACGCAGGATGAGCTGAACCATAAGCTCGTCAAGCAGAACACTGAGCTTATCCGAAAACTGCGAACAGAGACTCGCAACAACCGTCTGGGAATCCTAGACCAGCAGTCTATTGACGAGAGAGCACCGCGCAACGTCGCGGGTGTGCAGTTCAATCCGCGCACGCTAAGCGCCTCAGAGCGCCTAGAACTTTCCCAGCAGCTCCTAGACCCAGAAACGTTCGACAAGGCCACACAGACCATCGTGGAGGCTTCCTACGGCATCTCTGGCGAAGGTCTGCGCACCGTCATCTCTGACCTTCAGGGCAAGGTGGACAACGTACAGGCTCAGCGAGAAGTTGACATCTTCAAACGTCGCAATCCCGAGTACGTAATTTGTCCCGAGAACATGCAGGCCATTATCGGCTGGATGGATCGTTACAACCTCGCGCCGGTCGCAGAGAACTTCGAGAAGGCTTACCTGTTCCTCTTGGATCAGGGCGTATTGGTTACGTCGTTGGAAGTCGTAGAACTTCCCGTCTCTCCGGTAACACCGCCTAGCAATGTCGTGGGATTCACCGAGCAGCCTCCTGCCGATCCAAACGAGTACGTCGAACCGGCCCGCGTGGTCGAGACGCTTCCGATTGAGAACCAGCTTCCAGTCGAGCGCGTTGCTCCTACCGAGCACCCGGCATTGGCTACAGAACCGCCTGTCGCGGCTAAGCCTGTTGCCTCAAGGGTTCCTACCGGCCTGAACAATGGCAACTCCCGCAGTGAGGGCGTAAGTGCTCCTGTAGGAAGTGACATCGTTTACGAGTTCAAGCAGTATGACGAGAAGGGAAATCAAGTCGGTCCCACGCGCACCTTCACCGGTATGCGTGCCATCGACGCGATGCCGCCCGACGAGTACAAGCGCCGTCTGCTGAGCGAGAAGGGATTCGCCGCTAAGGTTGAGAAGTT